CATTTAGATTTGGTCCTCCACTATTAATTGTTTCTATCTTAGGAGATTCCCCTCCTTGTACTGGGAAGAGGTAGTTTTTATAGAATTGTAAATTAGGTCTTCCGTTAATGCTTAATTCCCCAGAATCTGTATTAAGTTTTATATCTTCCTTATACATGTTCATCAATTCGCCTAAGGTTTCTTTTGCCTTTTGTGGGGATCTTGAACCTACCGGGATAGTCATTTTAAGACGGAAAGAAGCATTCATAACATTCCAGATGATTCTGGTGTGTTCCATGATCTTTAAAAGATTGTGAGATCTAATTAACCTTTCAACATAGCTTGTTCTTGCTGTTGTATTTCCTTTGGCAAAAGAAATATAAACAACTTGAGCATCGTAAAGTTTTCTTTCTCTTACGCTATCGTTGAAATACTGATACCAAATTTGAACTGATTGACCCCCTGCACCTCTTTCAATAGAAGGGGTTAATGAGGTTGGATCAAGTTCTTTAAATCCAACAATTTTTTTCCCGTCATCAGAATAAACAATTTCAAAAGATAAAAATCCATCTATTAAGAATTGTCTGAAATACTGCCAAGCAGAAATTCCATTATTAAATCCGTGTGAAACATAAATCTTTCTAAAATTTTCTCTTAATGAATCTGCAACTTCATCTTTAAGATCTAAATTCACCAAAGAAAGACTGCAGCAAAAATTTCTATCATCATATACTATAGCTTCGTCTGCTAGAATATCTAATATCCATTCAATTTCGGCATTTAATGCAAAGCTTCTTAAAAAATCCCTCTTAAATGGATAGTCTTTATCAAAATAAGCAATATACTTTCTGTTGGATGTATCTTGAGCAGCTAGATTGAATATAAAATCCTCATCAGAATCTGTTAATGCAAGTCTTTGTCTCATTGCAGCTTCTGAAACACCAATTGCTTGGGAATTCCTTACAACAAGATCTTTGTACTCCATCCCGAAAGATCCAATCTTACTCACGGTTCTCAGTATGCGTCCCATATTGGGGTTTCTCTGGGAAAAATTATCTATGAATCCTGCCATTTATTATAATTTAAATTCTGTGTCTTCTCCTTCTGCAGGTGTTGCTGCTCCTTCTTCTCCCTCTGCTGCAGGCGTTTCTGTTCCTGCCTCTTTGGCTGCTTTTTCCTCCTCCTCTTTCTTTCTCTTTGCTCCAGCCTCTTTTGCTTTTTCGTTAGCTAATCTATCATCATCAGTCATACCAAGATATTTGTCAAGAACATATTTAATAGAAAAATACGGTTTACCGTCAGCATCTAAAAGCCCAGCTATTTTTGTTACTTGATCTTTTCTTGCATTTAATATCTCCATATATTTTGTTTCTGCAAACGAGTTGTCCTTTACGTAATCTAGTCCAAATTGACTCTTAATCATGAAATCTTTTCTGTGTTCTGGGTAATCCAAAGAGAATTGAACCCAAACAGGTTTAAGTAATATATCTTGAAAGATTGATCTTAATCTTGTAATAAATTTAAAGAATCTAATTTCTTCCTGATCTAATCCTTCTGCATTTCCGCTAAATGTTCCTTGGGTTCCCCTGTCTTCTCTATCAAATCTTGAATAAGGAATTTTAGAATCTAGTTTTAATTTATCTGCAAAATATGCTAATGCTTTTAAATCACTAAACGGTGTAGCATCTCCGCTCCCTGTTAAAGGAGTAATGTCTGGTGTTCCGTTTGGTGTAGAAGGCATTAAATAGTTCTTAAAGAACTGAATATTTGGTCTTCCGTTTACGAATAATTCCCCGCTATCCTGATCCAATCTAATATCTTCCTTGTAGATACTCATTAATTCAGCAAGACTTTGTTTTGCTTTTTGTGGGGATTTTGTTCCTACTGGAACGGTCATAGTCATTCTATATGAAGAATTCATCACGTTCCAAATTATCCTAGTGTGCTCCATGATTCTTAATAGATTAAAAGATCGGATCAATCTTTCAATATAACTTACCCTTGTTGTTGTATTTCCTTTTGCGTATGAAATATAAATAATTTGAGAATCGTACAATTTTCTAGATAAAGAGGGATTATCTGGATATTGAATCCAGCACTCAACGAATGTACCGTCTGATTGTTTTTCAACGGAGGGAAGTAAAGACGATGGATCTAATTCCTTAAATCCAATAATATTCTTTCCCCTCGTATCGAATACTATTTCAAATGCTAAAATACCATCTACAAGAAAACTTCTAAAAAAATGCCAAGCTGAAATTCCTTCATTAAATCCAAAAAGATTGTAAATTTCCTTGTATCTTTCCTGAACCTTTCCCTCTATTTCTTCCCCGATGCCTTTAATATCAATTGAAGTAAAATATGAGAAAAAGTTTTTATCGTCATAAACTATTGCCTCGTCACAAACGGTGTCAAGAATAAATTCTATTTCGGGATTTATCGAAAAATTCCTAAGATAGGTCTTCTTATTGATATAATCCCTGTCATAATAAGCGATGTACTGTTTAGCTGTGGTATCTGATTTTCTAATTGAATAAAGAAAATTCTCATCTTCTAACCCGCCATTTTTAAGAAACATGGCCTCTGTTGTACCAACTGCTTGGGAGTTTTTAACAACCATATCACCGTAGCTCATCCCAAACGATCCTATCTTTCTAAGATTGTTTAGCATGTTACTAAAAAAAGGATTAGTCCTGTTATCTCCTAAGAATCCGGCCATTATTTATATTTATTGTATATATCGTCTATAGCAGCCCCCTCGATAGATTTAGTGTTTAGATAGACCAAATGCTTCCATTCTTCTCTTGGTATTTCTCTTAGTCCCCTAATTTTATCCATCTTGTAGCCAGTGTATGCATGATTATACCTGATACCACCCATTAAAGTTTCCAATAATTCAGAATCAAATCTTAAAGGCATATGAGAAGATTTTTCTTTTTTCTCGTTTTGATCCATGATTTTACCGTAAACCGTGTGAAGTCTAATAAAGAAATTGGTTCTGTCCCTTGGAGTTATTAGAATTAAATCTAATCCTTTAATAATGCTTTTTGTTGGAGTTATTTCTTTCGAATCTAAAAATATAACAGGTCTTCTGTTTATAAATCCCCTTTCTGCTTTCATTTCTGAATCATAATAGAAAGTATAGATTTTACCTTGTATAAGATTTCTAAGGGTCTCCGAGGACTTAAGAACCGAGTAATTATTGGTGTAATTCAAAAAGCTTTCTTCCGACAGCTTTGAAGGTGAGCCTGCCTTTTCTATAGCATCCCTTATCTCTTTTTTAAAGTCCATTATCTAAAAATGAAATTTTCGTCAATGGCTCCAAATCGATAGCCATTAAATTTAGCAAACTTCATAGCAGCATCAAATTTAGCTCTATTCACTATCCAAGTCTGCATTTGATCGTTATGTGATCTAATTCTCTTCTCTGTTAGATTCCCACTTAAAACCGGTTTTTTATCTAATTGATACTGGGCAGATGGTTTAATTTCTAAAATCCAATCCTCTGTGCTTCCGTCTATTTTTTGAACCTTTATGTAATAATCAGGATGATAAGTGTGGGTCTTTTTGTCTATAGGATTCCAATATTCGATTTGAACTGCTTCTGAAGCCCATTTAATAATATTGGGATTTTGATCGCAATACAAACAGAATCTTCCTTCCCAAGAAGATCTGTAAATTATGTTATGGATGTCTCCAATATACTTTTCAGGATTTCTTGGAACGAATTTTCCGGATTTGTATCTTCCGTTAGGTTTAACATTCTTTATATTGGTCTTAGACATTAAAATTTTGATTATCGTCTCTAACTAATCTAGAAAATGGTATGGTCTTTATTGATCTAGTTGAATGTATCTTTTTCCATCCTTTTTGCATGCCATTCTTAGCAATTTGAGAAATGAATGCAAAGGGATTGTCAGATTTATTAGGATCATATCTGTCCCAATATTTAATAAGATCTTCCATTCCGAATGCTATGCAATCTTCTTTGTCCTCTATATCTCTATAGGATTTTGTTTTTGAAAGACCATTTACTATCAAGGTAAACATTTTAACAGTTTCTGCTGTTAATTTTCCCTTTTCTTTTGATTCTGATAATGCTCTTTTTAGCTCTTTGTTTTTAACATACTCCATTAGTTTTGTGTTTGCTTATTTTTGTGGTGTGAAGTTACTTTCTAGTTTTTCCATTTGTCTAGTAATATCTTCTTCTAAAGACTCAAGTTTCTTAATGGTGTCTTGGATGGTCTTCAATCCTATTTTACTGTTAGAGTGGCTAGATGTTTCTAATTCTTTCAATTTACCTATGGTCTGCGTCAAATCATCCGCAAAAAAAGAGAGTTCGCTTCCTATTCCTTCGGAAACGAACTCTGCTCTATGTTCAGATATTGTGTTTACTTTTTTTTTGTAGACGGTGCTTTAGATAGAGTTGCTCTGTTAAGAGGCTCGTGGTCACCTTTACCATTTAACTTACTGTTACCTGGTGCTTTAGCTAAAGTTCCTTTTTTGCCAAGAACTAATTTTTTAACTTTTTCCTTCTTGCCGGAAGGTGCTTTTTCGTAGTTAGCATTCTTTTGAGATTCGATAATTGCTAAATTATGAGCTTTTAAATCTTCAATATCTTTAGAAGATCCAGCAGCTGTGCTGTGTGGTGCATCAGCTAAATTAGCATTCTTTTCTTTTTGAACGAATTTCTTTCCTGTTTTTGCTGTGTGTCCAGGAGCAGTTGCCAATCCGTGTTTACCTGAAGTTCCTTTTGGATCTTCTTTTAATTTTTTACCACTTTTAACATCTAAATCTGCTAAATTATGAGAGTTTAAATCGTCAATATCTTTTGATGATCCTGCTGCAGTTGTGTCCGGTGCTTCTGCTAATTCCATATCAGCTTCTAAACCTTCGTTTGTTTCGTCTGTATCTTCCGCTAAATCATTAACTCTACTTAATTGAATGTTCTTAATCTCGTCAGATATATCAGTCACGTCGTTGAAGAAGAATTCTCCAGTTTTTCCATTTTCAAACATAACTGTGTATGTTTTGGAATTACCATTTACCCCTACAACTTTACCTTTTTCTCCGTTTCTATTGATCTTAACATCTGTATTGATGCCATATCCTTCATTCTCGTTAATTACCTTTTTCTTAGCTCCTCTTTCGAATCTCTCAATTTCTACTGAGATTTGATTCCATTTTTCTTTTAATGAATTAGATTCAATTGAAAGCATTTTTTGTGCTTCTTTAATTTCGTCTGAATTTTGAAGTGTTGGATTTGATTCAAGTGCTTTATTAATCTTATTAACTTCGCTCTCTATAATTGCTAAATTTTTCTTAATTTCTGCTTTATCATTTTTCATGATGGAAAGAATTCTGTCTTCTTTATCTAAGATTTCTGTCATAGACTCAGAAAGATCAAAACCTAAGAATTCCTTTACTAAATTAACTGCTTGACTTCCGTTTCCTTCGAAAAGTTCGTTCTTCTTCATAGCAGGATTTACCTTGTGTACAAAGACTCTGTTTTCGAATTTAAATACGTTAGCTTCAACACCTTCGTATATTTTAGAAACTATTTTCTTTCCAAAATCAATTTCAGAAAGACAATTAGCAGCTTCAACTACTTGTACTGCATTTTCTATTGCTGTAGCAGATCCTTGGAATCCATTTCTCAATTCAAAAGATAATGTGAATCCTATTTTGTCTTCTGCAATTCTTTTACCATTGAAGAAGATATTCTTGGTATCAGTTTCGCTTTCAAATACGACTGATAATTTATTCTTACCAATATAAAGATCTAAACCACTTTCGTTGATTTTAATATTTGGGTTAGAAAGAGCTAAAACAGATTTTAAGAATTTACCAGAAAGTCTTCCGGCTTCTTCTCTTTCCATGATTCTTACACCATCTTCTGTTGCTCTAAAAAATCTATTTGAGGTTACAAAAACTGAAGAGTTTTCAGTAACTAGGCTTGGAGCAATGATTGATTTAACATCACAATTAGAAGAATTAACTTTCACGTTAAATTTGTTTCCAGATTGACTTTGTAAATTAGATACTCTCTCAACAAGAGATCTAACAGATGGATTAAATGCCCATTTCTTAAGATCCATCAAAAGTTTTTCAGAAACTCTGTCTTCGGATGCTAACCAATTTCTCATAGTTTCAACAATAGAAGAGTATAAGTCTCTACCGCCAGATCCGTTGATTTCTTCGATTGCTTTAGCAACCTCAATCTCTTTTCTGTTGCTTTCGAATGCTTTTTTTAGATTAGATAAAGCTGGTTTTACGTTCTTTTCCCATGCAAAGTTTTCTAATTCTGAGATCATTGCTTCTATAAGGAATGCCTCGGAAAGACCTTTGATTGATACGTGATTGATGTATTTGTCAACTAAGATTTTAGCTTCTGCTAATTCAACAAAAGAGGTATTGTTTAAAGCCATTGCAGTCTCTAAAACTCCAACAGAAAAAGAAGATTTTATTGCTTTTCTGTGTTCTGTAGACATGTTTTCAATCTCTTTTTGTAAACCGTCTGTATATGAGCCAGCAGCACCTGAGGTAAAAGAGGTATTACCGCCCCAGCTCTCGTTTAAAAGAGCGGCAGCAGCTTTCGCTTTTTCCATTTTTATCTGTGACAGATTATCGTCGAAATTAATTCTATCCATTTTGAGGGATTTATTTTATTGTATATATCTATGTTCTAAAACCATTTTTTAAGCATTCCGAGTTTAAAGTCAGTATATCTATTATATATCAAAATTTTAGAAGGGATTCAATTAATTGTATCCTATTAAAATAGCTGCACATACCCCTTATAAGAGAATGTTCCAGTATCTGTAACTCTTAATTCTATATTAGATCCGTTTATAGCAGTTGCAATAGTAGGGTTTGGTGCCGTTCCTTCTGATTGTACCTTGTATGTTTGGATATTAGCGACTTTTGCATTACCGTTGGCAACCAAAACATTATAGGTTGTTGATTTACCGGTGCTATCCTCCGTTACCACAAAGTTTATATTAGCCCCTTTATAAGTAGTGGAAGAATAAGTCACAATTGCTAAAGCCGATGGATTAGTCGCACTCAATGAACTTATTGTAGACTGAACCCCTGATGC